CCACTATGCCAGGGATATGAAACTATCGTCTTATTCTTCGACCAGGATGATGCTGGGCGTAAGGCGGCGGAGGAAGCGGCTAGCATCTTACCACCTGGCAAGGTCCAGATCGCTCGTCTTGAAGGATACAAGGATGCATCAGATGCGCTCCAGGCAGGTGATTCAGAAGCAATACGTAAAGCAATTTGGAATGCTAAACCCTATAGACCTGATGGCATCGTTGATGGCAAAAATCTTTTAGAACTTGTAAAAACACCTCAAGCACCTCATGACCATGAATACCCCTTCAAAGGGCTCAATCAGAAACTTCACGGGATCAGGTATGGAGAGCTTACAACATTTTGTGCTGGCTCTGGCTCAGGAAAGACATCCATCATGCGCCACATTGCAACTGACTTGCTCAACAAAGGCGAACATGTTGGGATCTTGGAGCTTGAAGCAAGTAATAGAAGAACCGCACTTGGACTGATGTCCACAGCTGTTGGTAAGAACTTACATCTTGGAGAACATGCCGAATCAGAACTCACCACTGCCTTTGAAAATTCTATTGCAAATTGGAATCTTTTCTTATTTGATGGCTTTGGCAGTTTCGATCCCGACATCATATACAACAGAATTGAATACCTGGCCACTGGGCTAGATTGTAAGGTAATTATTTTAGATCACCTTAGTATATTATTAAGTGGTCTTGATGGCGATGAACGTCGCATGATAGATACCACTATGACCAGGCTGCGTAGCTTGGTAGAACGTACAGGTATAGCACTATTTTTAGTTTCACATTTACGCAGAGCTAGTAATGACAAACACAGCCATGAAGAAGGTGGACGTGTCAGCTTGTCTTCCCTTAGAGGATCACATTCCATTGCTCAAATCTCAGATTCGGTCATTGCCCTCGAAAGAGATCAGCAGGCCGACACTATTGGAAATCCTACGACAGTTAGAGTTCTTAAGAATCGATATTCTGGCGAGGTTGGGGTAGCGTGTGAACTAACTTATGATTTAAACACTTGCCGATTTAATGAACATGAAGTTGAACCCGAATTCAGCCCGTCCACAGATTTTTGAACATTATGAACACCCATGGTATAAACACTTAAACAAACCTAATCCACCATCGCAAGAATCAATTGAAAAGGCCAAGTTCGTTGACAAAACCTACGTCTGGAGTCGGGACGATAGTGTTCGACCTAGAAACAAACGGTCTGATCAATGATGCTACCCGTATCCACTGTATTGCACTCCATTGGGGTGAAGATAATCGACTTGAAGCGTTCAATGATGAAAAGTATGCAGAGAGCCCTAAAGAACTTCCTATGGGAGGGAACTATTCCGTCACCACTGCGCTTTCTTGGCTCGAAACAGCGGATGTTCTTGTTGGTCACAACATTATCGGCTTTGACATACCTATTATTAAAAGGTTATACCCTTGGTTTAATCCTTGCGGTACTATTGTGGACACTCTTCTTTTATCTAGGTTATATCATCCTAATTTATTCGATATAGATAAAAGACATAATTGGAAACACATGCCATTGCAGTTATACGGCAGGCATTCTCTTGAGGCTTATGGATATAGGTTAGGAGAATACAAAGGGAACTTTGCAAAGACTACTGATTGGAAACATTGGTCTCAAGAAATGCAAGATTACTGCGAACAAGACGTTGTTGTTACAAACAAACTATGTCAACATTTCCACCCATACCTGAATGGGTCACGTTAGAACATCAGGTTGCAAACATACTTACTCAACAGGAGCTACATGGATGGTACTTTGATGAATCAGGAGCTAGAGATCTCGAATCAACTCTCAGAAGAGAGTTGGAAGAAACTACTGAGATACTTCGAAGACAACACCCTTACGTTGCAGGAACGGTGTTCACTCCTAAACGAAATAACCGGACACAAGGATACATCGAAGGGGCACCATTCACCAGATTAAAGGAGTTAAATCCCACAAGTAGGGACCATATATCATGGATACTACAAACACATTATGGTTGGATTCCGTCATTAATGACCTTGAAGTCCAACAAGCCGATAATAGACGAGCCAGTACTGAAGGACATTGGAACGGATATCGCTCTCCATTTTCTTCGGCTCCTGGAACTTACGAAGGCTTTAGGGATGATATCCGAAGGCGTGAACGCATGGCAGAAGCTTGTTACGAGGTCTAGGATACATCACCATTGTTCAGTAGCTACAGCAACATTCCGTTGCGCACACAGAAACCCAAATTTAGCACAAGTACCATCAAATGAAAGATTCAGAAAATTATTCACAGTCACGCCTGGCCTGGTTATGGT